CAGAGTTGGACCCTGATGAATATACGGAGTTGAGTCCATTTCGAGAGAGACTCAGCTTATATGCCAATGGGGTTGTATCCCATGATATTCTTAAACACGTCGAGCGCCTTGCTGCGCTTGGTGTTGCCCTTAAGGGGCAAAGCAATACGCCAGGTATTGTTGCCACTATTGTGTTATATACACAAACTTATTATGATGGCAGCTGCGTGTTGTTCGTTAAGGAATTTTTAGAAGAATACTTAGCAATGGAGGAACAAGCCGATTTTCAATGGCTTGATATCCTCCGAGGCGCACATAAAAACTGGAAGACAGTGGTACAGAGTTCTAGCTTTAAGAAAGTCTCTGCCATTATTAGTGTGTGCACCGCACTTGGTCTGATTCAGCAGACCGGTCTGTCTCTAACCCGGGATGGACTTAAAACTGTCGTCAAGTCCATGGCACCCATTCATTTTAGTGCTATTGACATGATCGATGCAGTATTGGGGACTGTTACTCATTTTGTTGAGAAAGGTTTCCTTTTATTCAAAACTCGTAACTGGAGGTCTGTATTTATGGACAACCAGGAAGAACTTGAGTTTGACAATGAGTTTACTTTGCTCATAAAAATGAACGATTATGCATTGACGGGTGATTTGGAGAAGAAATTCCAGATTACTGATGATCAGTTTGCTGACAGGTTGAATAACTTGTTAGACAAGGCTCGCACCGCTTATCAATCTCTGCCCGGCGGTTTCGAGAAGAAGGTTTATTACGAACGTTATTTAAAACTTCAAGCAATGGGCACCACATTTGATACTCGTAGAAACCATGGGGGTTTACGCGAGGCACCTTTAGGCATTTGTCTTTATGGTAAATCGAGTGTGGGTAAGAGTACTGCTGTTAACATTCTTAACACTGCCATTATGAAATGTTTCAATCTTGGTGGTAAAGAACATGTTGTTACGCTGAATGAGAAGGACAAGTATGAGTCCAACATGCGTTCCAATATTAAGTCTGTTATTTTAGATGATGTTGCTAATTCCAAGGCGCAGTTCTCTACTACCGATCCCGGTGAGAGAATTATTCGCTATGTGAACAATATTATTAACACAGCAGTGATGGCAGAAGCTGACATGAAGGGCAAGGTTTTCATTCGCCCCAAGTTGTTTTTTGCCACTACCAATGTAAAAGACTTAGGTGCCTCCCTTTATTCTAACGAACCCATAACTGTGGTCCGTCGGATGCACTTAGTTATCACCGTCAAGGTGCGCGAGCAATACCGCCTCGTTGTTGATAACGTAGAGTCCACTATGTTGGATACTACCAAATTGCCACTCAATGGAAAGATAGTTGAGGATATTTGGCACTTTGATGTGGAGCGAGCAATTGGAGTAGATGACACTGGGAAAGGTGACATCAAACCCCAAATTATTCGCTACATTCCATACAAATTTGAAGGGAAGCCTGCATATGATATCGACATTTACACGTTGATTAGGATGTGCAATTTCCATTACAAGTTACACGAGTTGAACCAGAAGCACGTTGTGCATCAGGCCAACAATATGTTTGATACTCTAGTTATTTGCAAAGAGTGTTTTAATGTTGAAGACAAGTGTACATGTATTAAAATTTGTACGGCGATTCCCGTTGAAACTGTGATAGATTCAGGAGCCTCTCATTCTACAGAAGGATCGTTAGATCCGCTGGAGAAGCAGGCTTTTTCTGATTATGTCCCCGCTAGTATTAAACGAGGAATCATGATGCACGAGGCAGGCATTGGCCGCGTGCATGTTTCCTTCATACGGAAGTATAAATCTTTTTGGAGATTATTCCGTTTATTTAAGCACAATCGTCCGTTTATGGATCGCATTAAAGTCCCAGTGTATTTAACTGGTGGCTCTGCGATTTTGGCTTTAGGAGCCAGTTTTACGGATTTCTGTCCCATAGCGTGGGCTGTTGCTTGGTATTTCGCAATGTGTCTTTATGACAGATGTTGTTGCGATTTTGAAGGAGTTCTGGGGCGGTTAGCCCTATTACCCAATTTGTATTCCTTACTTAAACGTCGTGAGATGTCTCTGATGCAGAAGGCAGTTATGGGCGGTGTTGTAATGACTGGGCTTTATTCCCTATGTTCAATTTGGCGTGCAACGCGTCGTTATGAAAAACAAGGTAATTTAGCTCCCATATGTCATGAAGATGTTGAGGAACGTGATTCTGAAGAATCAGATTGGGCTAAGGTTCGGGTTGAGCCAATTCCAGCTGCCCATGAAACGACTACCATTACGGAGTCGCAGTTAGAATTATTGGTCAAGAAGAATTTGTGCCATGTGACTACGGAAGGAGGTTCTGTTATGAATGCTCTTTTTATTAAGTCAAATTTGGCGCTTATTCCTGGCCATATATTGGATCCCCATCCTACCAAGAAGGTGAAGGACGAGTTGATTGGCACTTTCGTCCGTTATCATGACTCATTTACGCGCGGTGCCTGGCAAGCTAGGTTGTCTCGCGTCTATTCGTACAAGATACCCCATATTGATGTGCGCATAGTTTGGGTTCCAAATTCTCCATCTTTTCGAGATCTCACTAAATATCTTTCAGAGGCCCCTGTCAGGGGTATGTTAGGTAAGGTCATACGCAAGGATGACGATGCTTCGTGCAAAATCTCCCAGGTACGCGTTAGACCTAATGGTGAGGAGTTTGGTTATGATTATACCTTAGATTACAACACATTTGTTGGATTGTGTGGAGCGCCTTTGTTAGGCAACTCCAAAAGTAATCTTATCTTGGGAATACACACTGCAGGGAGAACTGGTTTGCCTGAAGGTCGTGCCTCGTGTGTTACGCGTGGTGATGTCGAATTAGGGTTCAAAACTCTCTTGGATATTCCGGGTTTTTGTCCGGCAGCTTCCGAGGGTACAATGGAACCAATCGTTTACGACAAGCAGACTTTGATCTCTACTGAAATTCACCCCAAGAGCCCTACCAATTTTTTGGAGAAAGGCACTACGGTACAGGTCTATGGGCAGTGTTCCGGTAGGGCTACCGCAGTTTCTTCGGTGGTCCCCACCATTATCTCCGCTACTGTTGCGGAGGTTACTGGTGTTTCTCGCCAGCACGGCCCCCCTAAGTTTCGTGGACCGGACGGTAGACAGCCCTGGCACCCGTGGCGCGAAAGCTTGAATAAGAGCGGACGCACCACAATTGGTGTTCCAGGTCGCGTATTAGTGCGTGCTGTGGAGGATTACCAGGGTCCTCTGCTTAGTCTTTTAGACAAGCAGAGTTGGTGGCGTAATGAGCTTATGCCACTAAATCGTATTCAGAATGTTAGCGGAATTGATGGCAAGAAATTTATCAATGCCATAGTTCCCCAGACATCTGTCGGATTCCCCCTTTCGGGGTTGAAGTCTCAATATATGGTTGATTTAGACCCAGAGCTCTTTCCCAGTCATCAGTGTCCACGTGATGTGGATGTTATGTTCTGGGACGAGTCGATGAGAATGGAGAGAAAATATCTCCGTGGTGAACGCGCCTATCCCATTTTTAAGGGATGTCTCAAAGACGAACCCACTAAACTCACAAAAACGAAAGTTCGAGTTTTTCAAGCCGCTCCATTGGCTTATCAGCTACTCATTCGGAAATACTATTTACCGATTGCGCGGTTCATGAGTTGCAATCCCTTGATTTCAGAGTGTGCTGTGGGTATAAACGCTATTGGCCCTGAGTGGGACCAGCTTTCGCAACATGTTAAGAGGTTTGGCGAGGATTATATTCTTGCCGGGGACTACAGTAATTATGATTTAACTATGTCTCCTCAATTGATGTTTGCTGCGTTTAGCGTGATGATCAGGTTAGCAAAACACGCAGGCTATCAACCCGTATGCCTGAGAGTCATGCAGTCTTTGGCTACTGACATTTGTTACCCTGTGGTAGCTTATAATGGCGATTTGGTGGAGTTACTTGGTTCGAACCCCTCAGGACAGAATTTGACAGTTTATATTAATTCAATAGTCAATTCTTTACTGTTTAGGTCTGGTTATTTCACTTTATGTGGACTGCGTGCACCAGATTTTCGTTCTCGCGTTGCACTGATAACTTATGGTGATGACGCCAAGAGTTCAGTTCACGAGGATGTGCGCAATAATTTCGACCACATTAAATTTGCCAAGTTTTTGGCTGGCGTTGGAATGGTTTTCACCATGCCAGACAAGAATTCGGAAGCTACCCCATTCATGACTGATTTGGATGCCGATTTGCTTAAGAGAAAGAACGTCTATATGCCAGAGTTAGGACATTGGGTTGGAGCCCTCGATGAGGGTTCTATATTCAAGTCTTTGCACTCCTCAATGCAATCTAAGTTTTTGTCTCCGAAAGAGCAGGCAGTTCAGAATATGGATACTGCTATATCAGATTGGTTTTACCATGGAAGGGAGATTTATGAGATGCGCTTACGACAAATGCGTGAAGTTGCCACTCGAATGGATCTCCAGCTGTTGTGCACGAATTTGGATAAGTCCTTTGACTACTGGGTAGTTAGATGGCGGAACAAATATCTGCACGAGGAAGAGGAACTCCCCCCCCCTGACCAGGGATGGGGTTAGAATATGGTCATTTGGTAATGCACGTCTTACCACCGCTTAGGGAAGCGTGACGTGTCATGTATATATGGTTACCACATTGAATGTGGCAGCATTGCATTTCTGTGTTTTCATTGTAGGCTTTGTACATGTTGGGCTCGGACCTTGAGCCGGACCCCTATTTAGGGGAGTCGTTTGCCCACGACAAAAAGTATGCACGTTTTATGTATTTTAAGTGTTTTACATATCGAACGTATTGTTCACTTACTTCAAATCAATTAAATATAAATGTAAATGATAAGGATTCCCACGAGACAGTGGAGCAGGTTACTAAGTTTATCGATGGTAACCCCTCGTGGGTGTATGAATTGCCCTACACACCCGACTCAACTATGTCGACTCTCAATACTGCTAATGAGAGTATGCAAGACTTTTTTAGTCGACCCATTAGAATAGCGACTCTTAACTGGACTGTTGGTAGTTCAGTTTTCACGAAAATTGATCCGTGGACGCTTTTCTGGGAAAATAAGAGGAACGTCAATAAAATCGCCACGTATAATTTGTTACGGTGTAGAATGCATTTGACTTTCCGTATTAACGGGAATGCTTTCTTGTACGGACGCATAATAGCTTCGTATATTCCGTTTCAGGCGACTAATGATTATGACGATATGACAGTCGATCGTGCATTTTTCATTCAAGACGTTGTGGAGGCTAGTCAGCGCCCCCACGTTTACCTCGATCCTACTACCAATTCTGGTGGGGAGATGGTATTACCCTATTTCTATTGGAAGAATTATATGGAAGTCACGCGAGCGGATTGGCGTGATATGGGCGGTATCATTTTCCATACTATCAACGTTTTGAAACACGCAAATGGAGCTGCAGACACTATTACTATTCAAGTGTATGCGCATGCGTCGGACGTTGAGTTTGGAATGCCCACCAGCAGTCAACAATTGGGGTTAGTTCCGCAATCTTCACCAGAATATGAACCACAAGCTGGTAAGAAGGGTGCGAAGAAAGATGAATATGAGAAAAGTGCCGGAGTAGTATCTGGCCCTCTATCCACCTTTGCTCAGATAGCAGGTATGCTGCAAACAGCTCCTGTTATAGGACCGTATGCCAAAGCCACACAAATAGCTGCTTCTAGCGCTTCCAATGTGGCCAAGATATTTGGTTATTCCCGCCCGGTCCAAGTTGAGGGAACTGCTTTCGTTAAGCCTGAGTATTCTGGAAATATGGCAAACCACAATGTGGTTGACAATTCCATTAAACTCGCAGCTGATATTAAGCAGGAAACAACAATCGATAGCCGTATTGCCGGCTTAGATGGTACTGACGAAATGACTATTAAGAGTTTAGCTATGAGAGAGTCTTATCTTACTACTTTCTCCTGGTTGATTTCTGACACAGTCAATGAATCTTTGTTTACTATGAATTGTTGTCCCGATTTGTATAATATTTTAACTTCCACCCCGCGCGAGTACCATTTTACGCCGAGTTGTTTTGTTTCTCAGTTGTTTAAGTATTGGCATGGTACTATGAATGTTAGATTGCAGTTCGTTTGTAGCAAATATCATAAGGGCAGAGTTAAAGTTGTTTACGACCCACGGTCACTCACTAACATGATTACCTCGAATGAAGATAACACGAATTATTCGCAGGTAATAGATCTGGCTGAAACTAGGGACATTACCATTAAGATTCCCTGGGGACAGCCTCGCCATTGGATGCACACTACTGATGTCAGTAAGGTGGGACCTGCCCTCCAGTATAGTGTTTTGGGGAACAGTGTCACCACTCCTGGCTTTCCTGGCTTTCAGGCCACCAATGGACAGTTAGGTGTTTATGTGATTAACGAGTTGACCACACCCAATTCCATTGCCAATAATGATATTGACGTCAATGTGTTTACTAGCATGTGTGATGATTTTTGTGTGATGGATCCAACTGGATCTAAGATTTCTAATTTGACCTTCTTTCCACAGTCGCAACCCGAGTACGACAGTGATGTGGAGGACGAACAGATAGATCCCATTTTTGTGCAGATTTGCTGTATTCTGCACAAGTTACGTCATTCTTGTCGTCCCTATGAACGACAGGCCTCACCTGAAGATGAGATGGATGGGTTGGCCGGATGTTCCGGTGATAATGCCCCCGTTTCCACTGAAGATTGTACGATGCCATTAGATAATTCGAAGGATATACATCCTTCCTTCTTTGACATTTATCCAGGTGAGAGTATAGTGTCTCTTCGTTCTATGTTGAAGAGATATTGTTTTCATAGGAGTTATGGTGCCACGTTTCAGAATTCATCTGTTTGGACGTTACAGCAGAATGCTTTTCCGTTTTATCGTGGCAAACCAGTAGGGGCCATAGACCCCACTACTACCCCGCTTGGCTCATGGAATTATAGCATGGTCACTTTGTTAAATTACATTGTCCCAGCTTTTGCGGGGTATAGAGGAGCTATCCGTTGGAAAGTTTTCGCTAACAACACCAATCCACTTGGCACGAGTTTGATTGCCGCTGGACGTATTGCTGAGGCTGAGAACACGTTTTATATCGATCAGCGCACTCCTCTTATTTATCCTCGAACACAGCAAGCCATAGCTGTCGAGGGCCAACAAATTATCAGTTCTACTTCGTCGGGGGGACTGAGCCCTGTCAATACGTCAATAGATGGTTATGCAGTTACCACTTCTCGCAATGGAGCGATTGAGGTGGAACTCCCGTTTTATGACTATGATAGGTTTTACCCTGCTAAACGGCAGGACAAGACGCAGACGTTTCAAGTGAACCAATGGTGGTATTCCACTGTCACACACACCGCGACTACTGGTAATATAAACCAGATTGATTATTGGTGTGCTTCAGGCGAGGATTTTAATTGTTTCTTTTTTACTGGTTTACCAGTTGTATTTTATGTACAAAATCCTGTTCCTTAACGTCTTAGCCATGTGGTGATCGCATGGGGGGCACTTCGGTGTCCTAGGAAGGGCTTATTGCCTGCTTTTTAAATTTATAAACTCA